TGACGTCAAGCTCAGTAGCAGTTCCCGGTGATGCGTCATATCTCACAGGCATTGGTATAGTGCCTGGGAGTGTGGCGTCCACTGGAGAAACATACTTCGCCCGCGGCTTTAATATGTCGCGAAGCGTTTACTCGAGCTCTCCATGGGCGGGTCCCCCATCTTTCAAGAACCCACTGTCGAGCACCCATGTAGCTAATGCATTGTCATTACTCGTGGAGGCTTTCCGTCGATGACTACGCAGGCAAGGATTGTATATCCCCTACTGCATTTTGATGAGGAAAACTCATGTCACAACAAGCTAACGTGACCCTTAACACGGTCGTGTACGCCCCTAATGGAACGTCTAACGGTGTTGCCACTTGGGCCAATCGCTCCGGCGGGTATGGTAGTTCCTTTACCTTCCTCACGGAGAAGTTGACTCAGAACAACACCTCGGGCGTCGTCCGGACGGAGTTCAAGCTTACGTTGCCGATTGTCGAGACGGTTGGTACCGCGCATGATGCCGTGGGAACCCTGCTGAGAACCAGCACGGCGTTCTTCACGATAATTCAGCCGGTAGACGGCACTGCCGCAGAACGGACCGATTTCAAGCTCCGGTTGCAGAACCTCACTGCTTCCACGCCCTTTACGGACGCGGTTGGCAATTTGGACCCTGCATATGGTTAGGCTTGTAATCGCCCGGCTACTTATCCAGTTCGCAAACTATATGTTGGTCTCGCTCGGCAAATCATCCGCCGGTCGAAAACCTTCAGTAGTCGGTGCCTGGGAAAAGTTTCCCTACCGATTCGTGGATCTATCAGAACATGATAGGTTCAAGCCTCAGTAGCTTCTGCATCTCTTATCATTAGGAATGTCTTCCATGAAGAGACCAAATAGTGCCTATGCCACATCCAGTGGCATGTACCGTCGTTTCGAAAGTGTTGCTACTGCCCTAGCCGAGAGTGTGTTCTTTTCTCTCTCTACTAGGCTTGGAGATGAAGCTTGCAAGCTTATCCGTGAGGGTAAGTTTTTAGAGCTTGTTAGTCTTACTGTAAGTCCTCTTGATTACAGCGATGCTAGTGAGTTTCGGGATGACTATCTCGTTTGTGAAATGATGTCTAAATTTGATTCGTTCGATTTAGGTGTCAATCGCGCAGAGTTAGCCATGGCTAAGTTTCGTGATTCCGAGAAGCAGTGCGAACAGACAAACAAGCGTTTGTCCAGCCTCTACGTGAATGGGGTTTACAGCCCCTACACGCCTGAGTCGTTCATTTGGACGGCCCGGGTAAAGATAGAGCAGTTGCTTGGTCCCTTAAGTTGGGACGAGTGTTCGACTCACTTCAATTTCGGCCCGGGGGCTTCAACCTCCTGTAACCGGACTAAAGGTGATGCGTACTTCAAATATGGGGTTGTTAGGCCCCATACGACGAAGGCAAACTCCTTGCTCGCCTTATGCGCTGTGAAGTGCATCCCTCGATGGTATGAATACCTCTTGGGTAAGCGGGATCCGGGTGATTTTGGACGTCTTCCAGTCGAACAACAGGCTGAAGAGATGTTTACGATCGTTCCCGGTAACAAGGTGACTACAGTGCCAAAAAGTGCAAAGATAGATCGGGTTATTGCTATCGAGCCAGATATGAACATGTATGTTCAGAAGGGGCTTGGTGGTATTATCCGATCGCGTCTTAAAAGGGTAGGAGTAAATCTCGATGACCAAACGAAGAACCAAAGAATGGCTTGTACTGGCAGTATTGCTGGTACTTTTGCCACTATTGATCTTAGTTCTGCCTCTGACACAATTAGTCGGAAGCTGGTTGAGGTACTTCTTCCCTCCGACTGGTACGAGGCCATAAAGCAGTCTCGTTCTCCAGTTGGCACTATGCCCGATGGTAGCGTTATGAACTATCAAAAGGTATCGAGCATGGGTAATGGCTTTACATTTGAGTTAGAGAGCCTGATTTTTTGGGCTGTTTGCTCCAGTGTGATTGATTTACTCAAGCCGGTTTGCCGTCAGATGGCGGTCTACGGGGATGATATCATTATATCTTCGGAGATTTGCCAGACCGTTTTGTGGCTTCTGGGCTACTTAGGCTTTACGCCGAATAGCAAGAAGACATTTACCAGCGGTCCTTTTCGAGAGAGTTGTGGTAAACATTACTTCCTCGGGACTGACGTTACGCCTTTCTACGTTCGTAAAGACGTAGACTCTCCCGATAGGCTGATTCACTTTGCCAATTCGATTCGTACCTGGGCTAAGCTCAGTTACGGACTGGATGGTAGAATGGAATACAGCTATCGTACTTCTGTGGGCTTGTTGCCTAAGTGCCTGCAGAAGCCAACCATACCTGAATTCCTCGGAGATATCGCCCTTTGGGGTGACTTCGATGAGGTACGGCCTCACAGGGCCCGTAATCAGGAGGATGGTTGGATCGCACGTGGTTGCCAGAAAGTGGCTTCCACTAAGCGATTTGAAGAGCTCCCCCTACTTGTGAGGAATCTAGGGATACTCAGCCGTCAAAAGCCGAGCCCCTCTATTACCGAGCAAAGGGAGAAAGACCTTGATATCTCACAGGTGAATATTAAACCTATGAGGGTCAAGTGGCAGGTTGTAAAACCTGTTGTAGCACTGTGGGATTCGCACGGTCCGTGGTTAGGGCCGTGTCGTC